CACTCCAGACAATCCGGCAATGCTGGTACATATGTAGCCATTGGGAAGCGTCAGGTCAGTGAGTGGCCACATGACGCCGTCAGGATCAACGTAGGTGATCTGCGGCGGAGGAATACTATCAAATGGAGGATCCGAGCCGGTTGGCGGCTGAGTCATTACTGTCATTAGACCCTCCTACCAGAGCGCTGCGACAATCCTCTGTGCACGTCGACCACCCGCATGGCATGTCCGACCTCGGCACCAAATGCCTTGTAGCTCATGCCGTCGAAATGCAGGTGGTATGTAGGACCGCCAAGACCGTGCTTCATGTCCTCTTGCGATAGCACATATTCGGCATGGCCGGAAGTATTGATTCCGATCGTGTTATTCGGCCACCAGCCGCCATCGTCATACCAGTTGTGCGATACCTCATGAGCCCACGCTGCGGCCGGGGATCCGTAGGTGCCCTTGATATAGCGCTCGCCCCACATCACCTGGGCCATGTAGTCACCCAGATTGTACGGGTGGCCGTGACCTAGCGACTGCGGAATTCCGTACGCACCCGAAGTCGGGTTGACGGCATAGGCATTCCAGCCCGATTCCTGATTCCACAATGCAATGAGCGGCGGCATCTGGGACATTCCCCAGCCGAACATCGGGAATAGACTGAGGGCATAAGCCTGAGCCCTAGCTGCCGAGGCGGAGGACGGACCATGCGGCAATGCGCCCGACATCAACTCCTGTCGCAATGCCTGCTTCACAAGAGCATTGCCGGCGCTCACAACTGCGGCGGTAACTGTCTTTCCGATCCAGGCAACGTCCTTACCATACTGCGCCAGGGTGGGATCAAACCTGTCATAGAAATCCCAGCCGCTAGTACCAGCCGCATAGCCGGGGAACCTACCGCCCAGCGCATGGTTCGGGATGACTACCTCGCCACCCTTCATCCTGATAAGCTCCGGCCCAGCCTCACCAACCCATGCCCAGCCCGGCTCAGCACCCATAGTGCCAGAGGCGTACTTACGGCGATGCTGGAATGCCGGCCCGGGATGAACACCAGCCGGTAGGTCAAGGTGCCAGGTAATCGCTACGCTCTTGCCGTGGATCTTGGCCCAGTCATTCTGGATATTGCCAACGGCGTCACGCACGTCGCCCCTGATCTTCTGAAGCTCACCGGCGATATCGTGAGATGCCCTACGGAATGGCGCACCGAGTGGACCGGGTAGCTTGCCCATCTGGTCCAGGATGAACTTGATACCGGTCAGGAAGTCGATCTTGATACCATCCCAGGTGATACGCACTGTCTCCTTAAAGATATCGAATGCGGTCGGAATGGTCTTAGTCAGGAAATTGACTATCGGGGCGTACACCTTATCGTGCAGGAAATGCCAGGCATCAAGAGCCCAGTTCTTGATATCGGTCCAGGCCTGCTTCCAGTGATCACGAACGAACTCAACGGCCTTACGGATCAGCGTCAGACCGGGCACCAGCCACTGGCCCCAGCCGTGAGTCAGGAAGTCCCAGGCGTCCTTCGCCCAGTTCTTGATATCCTGCCATATCTGGCGCCAGTGCTTCGCGAAGAATCCGATAGTTAGCGCGACCAGTGCAATTGCCGCGATAATACCGCCCAGACCGGTTGGGCCGATGATGATGACGACAGCCGCTAGCACGAGCATCAGGACCGGGATAAGCAGATGGTTCTTGTTTATCCACTCCAGAACTGCGGCTGCGATCTGCGCCAGGATGACTAGGCCAGGAGCAAGAGCCTGAATGAACTGGATGATAAACGGAATAAGCAGCCTAAGAACTCTAATCCCGGAAGGAAGTAGCTGAACAAATAGCTGTGCAAGTGCCTTGAGTAGATTAACGATCTGTGGCCCCAGAAGTCGCCCGGCCTCATCACCGAACTGAGCGAACTGATCTGCCAGCTGCTGGAATGACTTACTCTTGATCCACTGATCGAATGGCTTCAGAAAATTGATCAGGATACTGGCTCCGACATGAGCGAATATCCCGAGGGTAGGCATCAGGTCCTTGAGTACGCCTGCCCCGAGCTTGACAATATCATCAACAACCGGCGCAAGCTCCTTCACGACACCATGGAATGAATCCTTGATATCCTTAATAGCCGGAATGAGCTGACGCTCCTGCGGAGTCAGATTTCCTAGCGCGGTCTTCCGCGCCGTTCCAACCTTGGCCATGGCGTCATGGACCTTGGTTAGCTCAGGAACGGCAACAGCTGCGAATGCCCCGAGGCCTAGGCCAGCCGCACCCAGTGGGCCTACCCCGGCAAGAAGTCCAGAGCCCAGACTCGCTAGGCCACCTCCAACCAGACCGCCCAGCGCCAGATTCCCCAGCCCGGCCTTCAGCCTCGCCCCGATACCGGCTGCCATTGACCGTAGGCTGTCATTGTCGACGTGCAGCCTGACGCGCCAAGACTTAGCCTCAGTCTCTAGCTTGGCTTTCTCAACCTCTTCCTTAGCACTGGTGGTATCGGCGTGGACATCAACATTGAATCCATGGCGGAGATCCTCCTTGACCTTCTCCGCATAGATCCGTACTGCCTCCTGCATCTGCCGACCGATGGCACGGCCTATCTCGTCGCCAATGCGGTCTGAGCCGGGGACGACCTGCTCGCGAAGCTTGTTGTGGAAATCCCTGGCGTCGGGAACGACACCTACGGAAACTGAGCCTACAAATATCTCAGCCACGGCCAGTCATCCTTCTATATTCCTGCATGGCGATATCGTCAGGAAGCCCACGCAGCCGGGGATCAATCTCCTTGATCTCCTCAACGCTCATGGTACGTCTTCTTGATCTCGAGCCCACTCCCGGTCTCCGGATTGGCGTTGGCTTCGGCACCTTGCTCTTGCTATTCGCCTGGGCGGTAATCCAGGTCAGCGTGTTCAGACTGTCGATTACCTGGGCCAGTAGCAGATCTGTAGAGGACCACGGAGCCAGAGCGCCGTCGCCAGTACGCTCGACAATCTCATCCTGGTCGGCGTTATTCCTGATAGCTGTAGTCGTAGCGCTCTCCGTTGGGAGCTGATTCAGCAGTACCAGGAATCGTCGCCAGCCAAGGCTAGAGCCCTTGACGAATAGGTCGACTAGGTTGACGCCGTAGTACCTCTGTAGGTCTGCCTCTATCTCCTCCGGCCACCGTTCAAGGATCCAGCACGCTTGCGCGACTTTCCCCGATTCATACGGGCTTGCCGCATGACCTCCCTAGCTATTGCCTCCATCTGGTAGTTACGGAGGTCAGCCTTGAGAAAAGCCTCAAGCTCGTCGGTATCCTCGATGACTTCGGAAGCCCAGTTCTGCCAGTCGGCGGTATTCAGCGCCGTCATAGCCGAGGACGACCAGTCATTGACGTGCATGATGTGCACCACGACGCCACCGACCTTGACTACAACCGGCTTCCCGACGTGCTCTCGGCGAAGCGATTCGTCAAGGGCATCGAGATCGATATCAATTGACTCGATCTCTTCCTCGGCTTCCTCGTGCTCTGGGTCTTCCTTGATTCGGGAGACCGCATCCTTCTGTGCCATTGCGATTCTCCGATCAGGTGAAGTACCCGGAAACGCTCACGCCAGAGCCGGTGAAGTTGATGTAGCGCTTGGCCACGCCAGTCACTCCACCACCGGTCTGGTTGATGGTACCGGGGTAGAACGTGACGGTGAACTGAAGGCTCTCGATGTCGGCCTGCTGCTGCTGGTCGTCTCCGCGTGCCGTCACCTTGCAGTTCGGCGCATAGAGACGCTGCTTCTTGGTCCCGTCAATGGCATCAAACACCATGGCGTAACGGTTGTCGGCCGGAGGATCCGGGATGATGTAGCTGGCGATGAGCGTGGCTGTTGCCGGCTTCAGTGGCGAGGACGCAACCGGGAATACCGGCACGTCATCGTACAGCGCGCGGACATAGGGATTCATCGCCTCCAGTGCAGTGAACTGAGCGCTCTTCTGCCCGCCGGTCAGAATGGTACGGATGGACGAAAGCGTGCCTGCGGCCGCGATGTCCTTTGTGGTCTCGTCCAGCTTGAAGATATAGCCAGAGACGTCCAGCCAGCCGAGGCACCGCCAGCTGTTTGCCGGAGTCAGAGTGCTGAGATCCTCGAATCCGACCGGTACAGTTGAGAGAGCTGGGCTGGGAGTTGCGACGTAGGCGACAACGTCACCTGCTGCGAATAGGGCGGAATTGTTCTTGACTTCTGCAGTTGTCACGCCATTACCTTTCTATGCGGCGCGAATGAACACCTCGTACGTTGCTCCATATCTCGTGAGCGTCTGGTTTTCCGTAGGCAGCCAGCGTGGGCCACTAATCGTCACGGCCCTCTGAATCACCCCATTCGCTGTCACCTTGCTGGCATACGCGACCAATGCTGCCTGTATCGCCCGCGCTACCGACGAGGCTATCGCCTCAGCTGGATCATAAACGTCAATATCAATTACCGGCCTATCGACAAGCAGGTCACGATTAGCACCGCTGATTCGCTTGACCCGGATTGTAGTGCTGGTAACCGTTCCCGGAAGTGAGGTAGAGAATCGGTAGCTAGGAAACGCCGGTACTAGGACAGACAGCAGCTCAATCTCGGCATCGGCGAACGTGATAGTCATATCCGGGTCTCCGTTGCTGCCCGCAAAAGCGTGTGATACGGCTCCCGGCCCTCGGTGCCAAACTCTACGAACTGAGCCTCGGGCGAGACGTTGCTGACAATCGCCTCTACCCGGTCATGCTTTGCACCGCCATGTGTATGCGACCGGGTAACGAAACTAGCCTTGTAACGCCCAGCATGTGGGTCATTGGGTGGGCCTACCGGCGCGATAGCTATAGCATGGATCTCTATCTCATGCGCGACGTCCTCCACGGCACGCTTGAGCATGTCCGAGTTGAGGAATCGGCCAAAGCCCTCATGGTCTGGCGTATAGCTACTCATACCGTGCTCCCGGTAACGAGCCGCCCACGTGTCTCCACGAATGATGTAATTCCGGTCCAGGGTGACTGATCGAAATTGGGACTACCCTGAACCTCGTACCAGTTGCCATCCGGCAGAAGCATGGTGTCTGTAGCTAGGACATTCGTCCCGTCCGGGAACCAGACCGTGACGTCCGAGGAAACCATCTCAGTACCGGCCACGACCTCAGTACCGCCACCCTGTGCGATAGCGCAGTTGTCTATGACCTCGTCTGTGTGGCTGTACACATCGTTGTGGCGTGCATCCTGCCCGGTCACGGTACGGTGCCGGAGCGTTACCGTCTGGCCATGAGGGAGCTTCAGGAGGGGCATCAGCCACTCCCTAGCGCGATCGTGCCTCGCTTACCCGCCCGGAAGTCATCAAGCTCGCTCAGATCGGCGCTCTTCAGCGCAGCGACCACGCCTCCGCCAGTACGCTGCAGCCGGTAGCTGTAGCTGCCCACTGTCTCGCCAATCACTCCGCCGGCCATTGTTGGCGCAGTAAGTACGGCAATTACTGCAAAGCTCAGGACAGAGATTACCTCTTGCGGTATCTCGAGATCGCCGTGATCGTACGTCACCTGGAAGGTATGGCTAAACCATCCTATGTCGTACCAGAACTCCGGCAGGTTGATGATACCAGAGGCTGTAGGCTCAGGAACGGTAATCTCGTCAATCTGGTCAAACACATACCAGGTTACGTTCACGTCCGGGATTCCCGGAGCGCCACTCTTTGCCAGCACACCGTGAACAGCCTGCACCGGTGGCATAGGAAGCTTGATAACGCCATCCGAGGCGCGGATCTCAACAACGTCACTTACCTTGCTGACGAAATCGCGCCTGCAATACCGACGTATGAATGCGCTACCATCAGCCAGTAGCGCAGTAATCCGTGCTGCCTCGATAGACGTAAGGCTGCGCCCCAGCCTGGCTTCTACATCGGCCT